GGTGCTGGTATTGGAGGAGCTGTTTCTTCAGGAAAACAATCTAATTCTTTCGGCGGAGCAATCAAAGCGATAAAAGAAGTAGAAAAGAGCACAATAAAATCTATTGGAGCTTTCATAAAAGGTCAAAAAGTTGCCGGTGATATGTTTGACGAGATTGCGAAAGGCGGACCTAAAACGGACGCTTTTAACGAAAAACTAAATGAAGTTAAAAGAAATTTTGAGGCTGTTGGAAAAACAAAATTAAATGTTTTCATAAAAGAAAATTTTGCTGAATTAACCGCAAAAGCTAAAGCATTTGGCAAAAGAATGAAGGATATTGCTTCTAGCATTGGTTCTTCATTTAAAAAAGCATTCAAGTATATAAAGGTAAAGGCTTTAGTTGCTTTTGGTGCAATTTCTGCTTATGCTGTAAAAGCAGTTCAGGAATGGAGTAAAGAGGAGAAGTCTGTAAGAAATTTGGCAAACGCTATAGAACAACATGGTGAATCTGCTGATGCGGTAGTTCCTAAACTTCAAAAATATGCTGATGCCATTGAAGATGAAACTGCTGTTGGCGGTGATGTAGTTCAGCAGAGAATGGCAAGCCTAAGGTTGTTAGGAGTTGAGACAGATAAATTAGATGATGCTTCAAGGGCGGTTATAGGTCTTACAAAGGCTGGCATGGGTGAAGAGGGGGCTTTGAGGGCTGTGGCTGCTGCAAGGGCTGGTGATGTATCTATGCTGACACGTTATATACCGGCATTAAGAACAGCTAAAACGGATGCTGAAAAAGCTACAATTGTTAATGAGTTTGTAACCAAGCAATATAAAGCACAAAAAGATGAATTAAATACTCTTACTGGAAGATATGCAGAATTAAAGGGCAGGATTGGTCAGTTTACCGAAGCTGTTGGAAGGGCTATTAGTGAAAATTTATTCCTGAAAGACGCTATGGCTCAATTATCAGCACGTATTAAAGAATTGGTTGCAAGCGGAAAGATTAAAGAGTGGGTGGATAAGATTATTGCATCTGGTAAACAATTAATACAGTGGGGTATGCAAGTTGGGAACGTAATAAAGGGCATACTGGATTATAAATTTGAAATATTTTGGGCTGCTGTTGCTTTTCAATTAACTAGATTTGGAATTGCTGCTATTCCTGCAATCAAGAATATATATAATTTAGCGAAGGCTCTTATGGTTTATAACAAAGCCGCTCTTCTTTCTAAAGCCTCTGGACCTGGACTTCAATCTAGCATAGTCGGGGCTGGCGTTGCTGGTGCCGCTGCAATAGGAACGTTAGTAGTTGTTGCAGTACAGGCTTATCATGCAATAAAACAACTAGATAATGCAACTGATAATCTTAAATATACAAGCGATAAGATGTTTAAAGACTTTGGCACAAGAAACGCAGACGCATTTAGGATGGCAAAAGAGATGTATAACAGCGGAGACCCTCAAAAAATGGCTACAATTGAAAGAATGTATCCTAAGATAGTTGCCTCCATAAAGAAAACATCAGATGCTACCAAAGAGTTAAAGACAGAGCAAGAATCGCTTATAGATATTGTTGGTCAAGCGGCAGAAGAACCAGCAAAAGAAATGGAGAAACTTGAAGACGCCACTAACAATACACAAAGAGCTTTTGAGGCATTGAAGAAAACGGTAAGTCAAGGAACTGGTGCTACTTCAATATTTGATTCTGTTTTAGAGGGAATGAATACTCTTATTGGTGGCGCAGGAACTATGAAGATGAAGGAGATGGCTAGTTCATTTCCTAAAATATCTGAATACTTTAAGGACGCTGGCGAAATTACAACCAATCTAACCAATCCAGATTTAAGTAATGCAACTGGTGGAAGTAATCAGATATCAATAGCGACACAAATAGTTAACGCTATTCAAAATCAAACAGATATATTAGTAAAATCATTAACAAGTATAGATAAATCAATCGGCAATATGGCGTTTGTATTATAAGGAGATATTATGGCGTGGAAAGAACAAGTTGAAGGTTGGAGTCTTGATATACAGGGCGAAAACTTATTAGGATATAAAATAGGTACTGGCGAAAGAGTGTTTGTAGAATCACCTGGCTCTTACGGTTGCACTACCACTCTACCAGAAATAGATGACGAAATGGTTGACCCTCAATCTTCCACTTCATACGCGAATATATTATGCACAAATATCAATTATAAACGTACTCATAGTTCTGGCGCAAATGGTTTAACGGCAACTGTATCTTATGCCTCTCCCGAATTAAGTGGTGGCAGTGCAGAACAAAGAGAAGAGGATAAAGGTGCTGGTTCTTTCAGTGCTGATTTGGTTACTTTAAATGTACAAGGTGGCACGACTTGGTTCTGGTATACTAAAAACGCTCAGGATGGGGCAACTACCGTATTCCCATTTGATATAGTTAATGATAATGGTGGTCCTTGCGCTGAAAATCTTCCTATTGCAGTTACACAAATCCAAAGAACAAAGAGAATTAGATTTGAAGATGATGCTGCTTTGGACGCTTGGATGCCTAAAGTAGCTCTATATGGCGGAAAACTAAATAACGCAGACTTCCTTGGATTTAAAAAAGGTCAAGTTTTAGTTGGTGGAATAACTGGCTCTATGAATGGTGGCGTTTGGGATGTAGACGTTGTATTTATAATAAGATTAATCGGAAATGGCATAGAAAAGGATGATTGGAACTATATGCCTAGTGACGCTGGTGGAGCTACCCTCTTCCACCGCCCAGTTAAAACGATTGCAGAAGTAAGTCCTCCGCCCGGTCCCGGCTTGGTTACGGCTTTAGCTCAAAGTTATATGTATGGTTATGCAGCAATCGAAGAGTTACTGGAAACAGAAGAAGAATCATCTGGAGATTAAAGGAGTTATATGAGTAATCTTGCAGTTCGCACAGAAACAAAAGAATATAAAAGAGGCGATAAAGGCGTTTATGGCTCTGACATGAACTACCTCTTATCTCAGGCTTCCAATTCTGCTAACTTTATTGCTCAAAATGCCATTAGACTTGATGCAGATATTGATAAAACGTGGAAGATAGAGAAGAATGGTAGTGGCGGGGTATTAATTAGACTAGGCTTTATATGGCGCAATGGTAACTTTTGCCGTATGACCGATAACTATACGGGAAATCTATCTGATAAAGTAAATGACGAATTGAATTATGTGCATATATTTCAAACCAATACGCCAAAAAATAAACCAGCAGCAGAAGGAACAATACCTCATGGCGGATTAACAAGTTCAAGTTCTATTTGGTATGTAGCTGCCTTATCTAGTGATGCAGGAACAACTAACATAGACGAATTTGATGACTGGTTAAATGCAACTCATACAACCACTCAATCAATATTGCCTAATCGTTATCACATTTTAAAGGTTTACAGAGATGAATTACAATATCTATATAGCGGACTTAACACTCATGTTGATTCTTGCTTATATCCTATTGGCTGTGCTAATTTTACAGGAGCCGGCGAAGGCATTACAAGCAAGTTAATCAACATATCTAATACATTCCTAAAACAAAGTATAAATGATAAAAGAGAAATGTTTCCTTGGGATTTGATGCATTATGATAGAACAGATGGCACTCTCTATATAAATGTTGGAGATGTAATAGTTGACAGTACTAGATATACGCATTTGGATTGGGCTGACCTTTCCGACCTATTCCCTTATAATAGATGCGCAACAGTTGTTTTGGAGAATGGGACTAATTATGTGTATCTTGAATCTGATTTTAGTTCTGTTGTTCCAGTATTCCAATTTAAAACAACAGATGATATAGATGATATAGTGAATGAACCTGGTACTTACCGTACATTATTATATACTATGCTTGTTTCTGTTACCGATTATTATAGAGTTTCCAAATACGCTCGGAATGCCGGTACTGGAGATATGACAATGGGAGATGATGGTTCTGGAGGACTACTTCCTTTTACTTTTAGAGTTATAGACGTTGACGGAACTGATACCTTACAAGTATATCTGCTCGATAGATACAGTCCCAATGTTTATTATAACGAGAGTTCAATTTTACAAGATGATGCGGTTTATGCTGATACAGACGTTGGTCCAAAATGGCGTACAATAGGCTCTGGTGCTGGGAGAAATACATTACCTACTGCTGGTAACACTGTAGCGATAACTTTTTATATAAAACCAAATTCTGGTTCAAGTTTGGATTGGTCTAGCTCGGTAGATATGAGATGGGATTTATATAACTCTGGTGGCTCCGGTCCTGACCCAGCATTAGACACTCAAAATTATCCTCGCCAATTATGCAGAATATCAAATGTAAATGGCTCATATGTTATCAGACATCAACGCAAAGGGCAAATATGGCTTGATACTATACAGGCTGATACAGATTCTTTTGCAAAATTAGGTCTCGACGCCGCATATCAGCAACGTTCAATATCAAAAACAATTGGCACAAATCAAGGCTCGTATCAGCTTTATAATTTTACTGAAGGCACTTCTCCTAGCGTTGATTTTGAGGATATGAGCTTTGTAGTGAGAGAGCAGGTTGCAGGTACACCCCCTCAAGTAGCTTATTTATCTTGGGATAGCCTTGTTGACGAGATAACTGGAGACATACCATCATGCACGGAATGTTTTGACTCTAGTTTTTGGACATGGTTTTGTGAAGAACTTGCAACGGAATACTCTGACCCAGAAGATGCTCCTTGGGCATGCTTGTTTGATTTAATTGGCGAGAGAGTTATCCACTCAACTCTATCTGACATAACTGGTGGTACGGCAGGAGACGACCACTGCGATGCAACTCGTGACGGTGAGGGCACAAATGGACATGGAACTAATGTATCATATCTTAATCTTGACGGCGGAGCTTTACGTAACTCTTTTAGTGAGAACGCTGTTATTGGCGACAAGGATGGAGTAAAAAGTATACATCCAACCGAACGTACACTTGACGGCGAATCAGATGCGAATAATGTTGGCTGGAAAATTACATCCACTGCTGACGTTAATTACGGTGCTGGTACTGCTAAGGGTGCTTTAGTTGTAGCTGGAGGTATTACAACTGCTGGCACTATAATGGCTAATAACGCCGTAGTAAAAACTGCAATATATTGTTCGGGTACCGCAGAGGCTAGTGATGCCACTCCTTCTTTTGGGACTGACGGTGGTATATATGCTGCAAAAAAAATAAAAACTGCAACAAACTACATGGTTGGGGCGGTTGACGGAATCACTGACCAATTCACATGGCTGGACAATGACGGAAATAGACACGGTCTGGTAATTACTGGCGGTATTATCACAGAACGCTCATTTACACCAGCATAATATCATGAGAGAACCAAAACTACATACTTTTAATAACACAAAAGAAGCTACTGTTATCATAAACGGTAGCAATTGGAGTTCTTTGAAATCTATTGCGTGTTCTCAAAAAAACAATATGCTTACTAAATTTAGTGTAATCCATATACATCAGCAAATAACGTATATAGTATTAAGGGTTGATGATATAGTTTGGCAGGACATATTGTACACGATTGATGGAATTAACACCGAACCAGGAGATATAATCAAGGTTGTTGCCGATAACCCTATTGATATTATAATAACTATTTGACAGGAAGAAAATAAAGATAATAAATCTTTATTTAGGAGGTTCTGGTGACAATTGCAAAAACAAGTAAAATTGAGTGGATGAAGTTAGGTGGTACGGTTTTATCTGCTTTATTAAGTGCAGTTATCGTGGGTAGTGTATGGTACTCCAGCATAAATCTACGTATTGGTTTGGCAGAAGCTAATATCGTTGATACAAAGATTGCACTTGAAACTCATTGTAATCAAGCAGAAGCAAAAATGGCTAATTTTAGTGCTCAAATATATCAAAGTAAAACAGATGCAGCAGTTTCGCAAGCCCTTTTAAGAGAAATTGCTTTGAGGTTGGAAAGAATTGAGAACCGTTTAGATAAAAATATAAAGTAGGTATTAGTATGGTTAATAAAATTGAGTGTATGTTGCTTAGAATCTGTATCTCTGTGTTAATCGGATTAGTATCTGTACTTATACTAGGAGCTTAATATGAGCACACTTATAGTTAATGGTAAAAATCATAATACTAAAATAATAGAAATAGGACAAAAATATACTCAAAAGCAACTTGACGAACTTGATTCTCAAATAAAAAACTTCGCTTCTAAACTATTACCTTCAGTTCAAGATAAAATTATTAATGATTTAAAATTGGCTATAGAGCAAACAAATCTTAAATGTATAAGAATTGAGCCTATAAAAACGCCTACAATGCCTCATATAACGATTGCAGAGCTAAAAACCATAGAAGATATAACTGAATACTTAAAACTCGCTATAAACCATAAGAAGCAGTTAGATAAAGTGTTAATGATAAAGTTGGCTATATTGCATAATTTATCACATTTATTTGCTTTAGCTGGAGATTTGTTTAGTGCTAATATAATTCGGCATTACTTGAACGATAATTTTACTTGGTTTTTAGATTATCCTAAGCCTGCCGAACTTTCAAAGTACTATACCTTTTTAAAGATAGCAAATGAGTGGTAAGTATGAAATATGTTTTGCCTCAGGATATATGGATTGAGATAGGAGAACAGGAGTTTTTGAAGATAGATATGGGGTTCGTTTGGAATGGTTGCACTGGAGTTATTGATTTGTGTTCTGCTGGAAGTTGTTTGCATGATTGGTGTTATTCTGCTAAAAAAGAAGGAACGTACACATTAATGGTTTATGGCGAGTACAAACAGGTTAAAATAACTCGTTTAGAGGCAGATAGATTATATAAAAAGTTTTTGAAGAAACATTATCCTCTGATTAGCAGGACTAGATATATAGGACTTCGTGCTTTAGGTTGGCTTTTTTGGAAAAAGAGACCGCCTTTATTTTTAGATGTGCAAAAAATGGTAGGAATGGAGTTGCATACTTGTAAACATGGCATTCAGGTTTTAATTAGACCTCAATATTCTCGCGCAGATATGCATTGGTTTGAGTTGTTTAGTTACTATAAAATATAGTTAAATGTGAGTTTTATACTCTCCAAAATATTTATCTTCTGCCAACCTCCTTGCTTCTATTGCATCATTTATATCTTCATAATAACCTAACCCAATAGATACATTATTAAATCCAATTCTTGCACACCATTTCTTAACCGTATCATTAAAACTAACACCTGTTTTGCCGCTTTTGTTTTTAGAGCTTAATACAGTTCTATGTTGAGCGTTTTGCATTTGCGAGCATATTCTTAAATTACTGCGTTTATTATTTAGTTTATTGCCGTCTATGTGGTCAATAATTTCCCCAATCTTACAGTTTGTTATATATCTATGCATTCTTACTGTTTTTGAATTTATGCATCCAATCGCGTATCCATCTTTATCGGAACGCCACATATAATTAATTAACTCGTTATAATCAGATTCATCAACAAAAGCCATATCCCCATTTTTTAAATAAATCGTATCAATCCCATTGCCTAATTCATTTACATTTGCATATCTGCTTCTATATATAGATTTTATTACACTACGCTTTACGCAACTGTTATGAACCTGTGAATTTCTGCATAATTTACACTGATATAAAAAACCATCTTTACTTCTTTTACAATTATGAAACTCTGTTAACTCTTTCTCTACTCCGCACTTGCTACATATTTTTGTGCTCATAATCAATCCTTAAAAGCAAAGAGATATAATTGTTAGAACGAACCCGAAGATTCACAATTATATCTCTTTTAAAATTTTAAGTTATAGGTTCGTTCTACTTCTATTATACAACGAAAACGTATTATATAATATGGAATGCAATAAAAAATACAAAAATTCTCTATACCGCTTTACGAGTAGATTGTATAGAGAATTACGTAAGCCTGAACGCAATATAACATTAAAGAAGTTGCGTAAACCTTATTGTGGCTTTTATGATTGTATTACGGAAGAGATTACGTTGGATTATCGTCAAGAGATTTTAAGCACAACAATTCATGAATATCTGCACAAGTTTAATCCTGATAAGTGCGAGACATGGATTTTAAGTGAAGAGAAGAAGATAATGAACTCTTTATCTGTTAGGCAAATAAAGAATATAATCAAGGCGTTTGCTAAATCACTGTAAAAATAATAACTCTCTAAACAGGTAAATTAACAAAAAATCCTGAATAGAGAGTTATGTGGCGAATGTTAGTGTTTTTTAAACTTAATAACGTAACGGTACATTGCTTTTCTATTTTTATCTAAATTTGCGAATTGAATCTTGTCTGGTTCTAATTTTCCTTTTCCAGAAACGCTTATTGCATTCCATCCGTTTACTATCAGCCTCAATTCAAACTCGACATTTTTATACATATCCAACTCATCATACGAAGTAAAACAAAAACTTCTTATGTGCGAATCATAATTTGCAACAACAAAATCTATGTTTTGTTCATTTACGCATAATGATAAATCTTTACTTAGATAATGCTCTCTCTCTATAACTGTTGATACATGCTCTCTCATTTTACTCTCCTTTATTATTTAATTCAACAAACTTAAATGTTTTGCGATACCAAAAGAAATCAATTTTACTTAGGTTTTTCTCGTTGCCTGTAGCCTTAACATACACTTCATATTTTTTATTGTTTGTGTATATTGCAATAGGCGAAACAAGTGTAACAGTAAAAATAACAATCAATATACAAACTCCAATAACTTGTAAAAACTCACTCATTTTATTCTCCTTTTTAAATTTGAACTCCAAAATATTTTACGCCATTTAGTTCAACGTATTCTCTACCATTTTCTTCAAAGCTCTTCCATAAGCAAGTGTCAATAAAATCTCTATTTTTTAAAGTAACTCCATCTTCACTAACATATTTTAAATTTAAGTCATTTGTGTATATATCATCGCAATTGAACTTTCCTAATCTTAAACTAACACGCTCTATCACATCACTCATTTAAATCTCCTTTTATTTGTTTTTAATCAATTGGGAAATCTTTTGAACAAATATTATATTCGCTCCTTGTCAGTCCGTGAGGATTTCCAGTATGTCTTACGTAAAACTCATAATTTACATTGGCGCACCATTCGCATACAACAACAAACAAGACTCCCAGCAACAACCAAAACCACTTCATTCTTCACTCTCCTTTTTTGTTTTAACACTCTATTCTAGCCAACATTAATATGATTCTAGATTTACTCTAACTTTCCCTCTTTTTATTTTAAATTATTTTACACAATATGTTTACTTGATTCTTTGCTTGATGTAATTTGCAATCCGTTCCCGCTTAATACATAAAAACTTCTTCTCTAGTTTATCTATATATGCTTGTACTTCACTCAATAATACCTTTGCATCATTTTCAAATATGTTTCTGATATGCTGTTTCCTATCTGCCGTTAATTTACTCATGATTTAGCTCCTTAGATTTTTGATTGTTATGATTGTGTTATCTTGCAGTGCTTTTTGGAAATCAGTTATATCTGTTTTCTTTTTACAATCTATGACAAGTTCTTTATTCTTCCATATAGGCGAATTATCATATGCTTTAAAATTAGTTGTGCGGTTTCTACTCCCTTTGCCTTGACTCATAATCCACTCTCCTTTGCTTTTTAGTTAGTGGACACCCTGATTCCCCTAGTCCGATTTTGTTTTAAGCCTGTTCGCAACCTACAATCTTCCAATGCGTACAATGTTCTCCCGTAATACCAAGAGCCTTATATAGACTTTCTTTGAGTGTTGCTATCATATAATTCACTTGTTCTTTATTCTTTAACTCTTTTCCTTCTCGCTCTCTTTGTACTGCCTTCCATATCAAATTGGCATCTTTGGATTCAAGCATTGTTCCAGATATTCTAGTTCCGCACTTTCCATCGGCTCCCAATGCGGTTGATGTAATTTCCCATACAAGTACTTTTGCGTTCATAATCGCTCTTTCTTTTGTTCGTTGTTTATATTCCGTTCTCAATCGTTAAAAGCAGTATAACAGGTTGTTTTATAAAATCAAGCATTATTTACAGCATTTATTATTCTTTCATTATCTTCAGCGTCATCATCGTAATCTATTTTAAAAATATTAATTAGTGGTATGTCATATTTCTCCAATGTATATTTCACAACATCTTCCATTTCTGGCTTATCAGTGCATTTGAAGATATAACCAAAAATAGAACGTGGCGTTGGATTTAATTCTTCAGTGGAAACATCCAATAATCCTGAAAACCAATCATTGAACTTATATTTGGAGTTTAGCAAGAATAGTACTTTTTGATATTTTGGCATATGTTTAAAATAACTCATACATTGTTTTTCAAACGACCTTAATTTTCTTTCTTTCTTATCTCTTTCCAAGTCTTTTTCGTCAAAATCAATTGTAAATCTCATTTAAATATCCTTTCGTTATCAACCGTTCTCAATCGTTGGCAATATCCTATCATCTTCTTTTTTAAATTGCAAGCATAAAATTAAAAAATCAATCCTCTTATATAATCCGCCATAGTAATTCCTTGTTCTTCTGCCAACATTTTTACTCTATCGTGTTCTTTTGTTGACATCATAATCCCAAACATATGAGGACGCTTCTGACTCTCCTTCAATTTAGGACGACCTGCTTTCTTTTTCTCTTTCATAATCATAGTATACTCCATTAGTTTTTGAAAATCAATAAATATTTTTTAAAAGTTAATTATTTTGTTCAAATAGTAATTTTTACTTTTGCAATACTATAGCGGTTATTTGCATGGAAATCAAGAAAAATAAAATAGTGAAAAATAAAAAGAGGAGAATGGAGTGGTTTTGTGGTATAATATGACAAGCGAACCTAATTCGGAAGTCATGAGCCGAAGACAGCCTTTTATTCGTTCAGGTTGGTTTGCTTCTTTTTAAACAAGAACGAACAAAGGAAAACGAAGATGAAGAAGTATAACGAACGGTACGAATATCAATTTGTAAGATGGCATGCAGTATCTGAGAATAAAGCACTTAATAAAGCACTATTGCCATTAATTGAAGAATATAAAAACCATTACATATCAGTGAACGGTTTGCCTACAACCAAAAAACAATCTGCCAATTTATCGCATAACAAATATCACCTTAAAGAAATGATATTTGGCTTGATTGCTGACGATTGGATTGGTGTTATATCAAGGCGTAAAGAAGATTACAAGAGAAGCCAATACAAACCCGTACGTTGGACTTATGCTAATACTATACCTAAAATAGATTGGCTTATATCTAATGGTTATATTACTCAACAATTAGGCGATAACTACACTCATACTTCTACCATTATATTCGCCACAGATAAACTTCGTAATATGGTTAAAAAATCAAACCTCTCTGATTATCAAATTAGAACAGCAATAATACCTGCATTGGATGAGATTAACTTTGTAGAATTCAACCAAAAAGATGAAGAGGATATTAAAACATTACTTGAATATAACCAATATGATTTTTGTGATAGAGATTGGCGTAAGATTACTAAAGATAAAACCATGCTTAAAGCCTATAACAAACTATATCAGGATTCAAACATAACTCTATCTATAAATGATTATGATTCACTTACTGAAGAACAGATTACAGACTTAACCTTATTCATTTATAACAATAGAATATCTCTAAGATTCTATAATGGGGATTATGAACTACCAGAGAACCAACAAATTAAACCGCCAAATCCTTACCAAGATGAACCAAAAGCAAAGACAGAGAGAAGTAGTACCCTCTCCATAGATGGAACCACACAGAAGAGCCAAAACAAGCTTAAACCGTTGTCACAGAGGCTTTTAGAGTCAAAAAAGTGGCTATCTAAATTTGTACAATACACAATGGAGATACACATTGAATGTTACCTAATCCGAATCTGGACAAGAGATTTATCAATGCAATATGGTGGTAGGTACTATTATCGTCCTATGCATGGTATCTCTCCTCAATCAATACCTAAATCTCTTCGTAAACAATTCATGCTAATCAATGGTGAACATGTTGAAGAACCAGATTATTCAGCACTTCACATAAGAATGCTTTACCAAATGTATGCAAGAGAAGTTGAGATACCAGAGAATTGCTACGAACATAAAACAATAAAAAGAGAACATATGAAGATTATGGCTTTAATTGCTATAAACTCAAAAACAGAGAATGAGGCTTGTTGGGCGTTTAAAAAAGAGTTTGAAGAAGTGTCATATACCGAAGCTAAATATATTCTTGAACAATTTAAAGAGCTACACAAGCCTATTGCTCAATATATTTGCTCTGATATCGGTATAAAACTACAACGCAAAGATTCTGATATTATGACTTGGCTCATAAGAGAGTTCACAAATAAAGGAACAATCGTCTGTCCTATCCACGATTCTGTTATAATCCAAGCAAAATACCATAAAGAACTTATTGATGCAATGATAATGCATTATGCACACGAACTTCAGGTATTCAATTTTGATGTTAAAGTGAAGCCATAATATATAACCATTACTAGTTCACCAGTATTGGTTGATTCACTTTATTACTAAATCATCCAATATTCATAAACTGTAATATATTAATGTACACGAATATATCCATGTACACCACAAATAATTATTGACATTCCACTCGCTCCTGTAGTATAATATATTTAAAGGAGCACCAAAACTATGTCAAAATCAAAAGAACCAGTAATTGATAGAAAACTAGAAAACGAGCAAGTATTGGAATATCAAAAAACTAAATCACCTGAACTTTTAAGCAAAATCATTCAAAACCGTTTACCAACACTTGAATACTTTGCAAATCTCAAATATCATGATGGTATTCGCATCTACGTTGGCGATAAATCAGATTTAGCTTCTGCTCTTAAAGTTCCCTTGATAAATGCTATAAATCAATTTAAACCCCATTTACGTGACTTTAATACGCTAGTGTACACTTATATCGAGAATTATATGAGAAACATCAACGGTGCTGTATTTGCAAAGAGAAGAAAGAATGAAGGAATATTCTCTTTAGACCAGACTGTAATAGAATCTCAACATTCCACTATAACTTACGAAGATATGGTGGTTGCAAAAGATACCGATTACTCTTATGACTTGGATAGTTTGGATAAGATAGCTGATAGAATCCATAAAACCAATAATATAAAGCATACACGTAAAAAAGAAGATATACTTGCTTATCTGGTAAACACCATAAAAGGTACTAAACAAACTAAAGCAGATATATCTATTGCCAATATGTTAAGGAGATATTTGCAGTTATCTACTCCAAAAGCACAGGAAGAGTTTAGAGAGTTCGTTATAAAACATACGGAGAGGCAACAATATATCCATACAAATAACGCTATACAACAATTTTAAAAATAAATTAAAATAAAAAGAGGGAAATCAGTGGAAAATAAAGAAGTAGTTTTCCATGAGCGAGAAAAAAGAGTTATGTGATTGGGATGATGATATGAAATGGAGCGAATTGTGCATGCCATATTGTATTGAATTACTCAATAAACATTCAAAAAAAGAGTTTAAAAGAACAAAATTGGAAGAGGATAAAAAAGGAAGCGATTTAACAAACGGAAAACATAATATAGATGTTAAAGCGAATCGTCCAATTTACGATGACACCAATATAGTTATAGAGTGGGAGAAAGGATGGTTGTTGAAGGAAGATAGCATATGTACTCATGTTTTGTGGGTAAGCAATAATTCCATTATATTGTTGGATTATAAAAAGTTGAAGGAATTTTGCGTAGAAAAGAGAAGTAGATTGCAGAGAGCTTTTAAGAATTACTGGAAAACGACTAAAAAGGACGGATATGAGTGGAGTGTGGAATGTACGACGATACCTATGTGGATTGTAAAAGAGTGTATAATAAAGGAATGGGATTTTAATTGGAGTAAAATAAATAAAGGAATTTAAAAAGTTTTGGAGAATATAGTTATTAGTTGAGCGTAATTAGGTGATTATGCTCGTAGGTAAATAAACTAAAAAGGAGAATGAAATGAGTGAAGTAAAGATTGATGGAAAAGAATATGAAATAGATAGTTACTGGTATTTTAGGCAGTTTTATGATAAAGAAGGCGATGATGGATGTATTTATGTAGAATTGTTTAAGCATGCATTTATTATATTCAAATATGACGTTGAATTTGATGCCGGCGTTCACATGATTGAATTAATAAACGGCGAGGATATTATTAAACTGGAAGCAAAATTACATAACATTTACGACAAATATCATGCTTTAGAAATTAGCAATGATTATGTTTTAACAAAAGGAGAATAATTATGGATTCAATTCAGTACGAGAAGTTAGGTGATTGTGCGGTTTATGAAGGCTTCGGTAGTCACGCCTATTATAAATATGATAAGACTGGTATGGCAGAAGTGTTGCGATTTGTAAAGGTAGTTGAGATGGTAGAATTAGAAGATTACGATAAATATACAAATCTTGATATTAATCCTGAATATATGGCTGATTGTGATTTAGGCGATTTTAAAATATGGGATATATTTGCTGGCAATCCTGTTGTTGATATACGAGAACTAAACGAAGTTACTAATGAGTCAACTAATGTCGGCTGTACAAAGTGTGTTGCTGTTGAGCGATTGGGTTCGGCGTATGGCATAATTGTAGAGAATAATGAGTGTATGAATAAATTAAAAGATAAAGTTGTTGATGTTACGGTTTGTTCAGAATCTAAAACGAATAAGGTGTTGTGCTTTTGCGTTATAGCAAGTAAGTAAACCAGTTAGCCATATCAGAGCGTTTGTTAATTTTGCTCTGATATGGCTATGATTAAAAAAGGAGACCGAGAATGAAGAAGTACGTAGAGAAGGAAGATGTGAATATATATTTTGGAGCAAGCGGATGTGTATTTGTTGATAAATGTGGATATGCACTGACAAACGAAGATGTTTATGGAGAGAAAGTACTTGTATGGAGATTGGATGATGGCTCTGAATTTATTGAAGTTAATAAAAGAAGATATTATGCGGTAAAACAAAAAGCCGAGTTTACAAAGACTCAGCATGGTTGGCGGATAAACGGACAATCTAAAGTTTTTGCTTACGAGCCATATGAAGACGCGCCTCTTTCCATAGAAGAGCTGGATGGGAAATATTATTGGAGTCTTAAGTCAAATAATGATGAAAATGAGCGTTATTGTGGAGAAGAGATACCAAAGTCTCTATATGACGAATTGGTAAAATTTTGTTTCTGATAAACATTAGGACGTTATGGCAACACAATATTCACAATATTATCAAGAGCACAAAGAGAAGATAAAAGCTAGAACCAAAAAATATTACAGGGAGAACAAAGAGGAAATATCCAAAAAACAAAAGCAAAGATATAGAGATAACGCAGAATCCCTAAAGGAGAAAGCAAGAAAATATCAACAGGAAAATAAAGAATCACGCAATATATATCTTAGGAAATATATAAAAGAAAAAAGAGCAACAGATGAGGCTTTCCACATAGTTTTCAGTTTAAGACATAGAATGAGACAAGCTATTAAAGCTCAGTCTGGAGAAAAAGCACTTAAATCAATGGAATTACTTGGTTGCACTCCAAAAGAAGCATGCAATCATTTAGAGAGTTTATGGACAGAAGGAATGACTTGGGATAATTATGGAGCTAACGGATGGCATATAGACCACATAAAACCATGCGATGCGTTTGATTTAACTAATCCAGAAGAACAAAAAGAGTGTTTCCATTACACTAATTTACAACCACTTTGGGCAAAAGATAACTTGAAGAAATGGAAAAATTACAATAAAGGAGAATAAAACATGAGAGATTTAAGTTTAGAAGAGTTTTATGAAGATAGATATGAGCACACTAGTACCATGCTATATCGGAATGAATACGGAATATATCTGACGAACAAAGACGTTTTTAATACAGGATTGTCGCTTACTTATACTGTTGATGGCAGAGAATACGTGGAGTTGAATGGAGTAAAATATTGGGGAATTGATGATTTTATGGTGAGGCTTGAAAAGGAGAAGAAGTAAATGAAGATATGTAGTAAATGCGGCGAAGAGAAAGAATTGAGTGAATATAGTAAGCACAAAACAACTAAAGATAAATTAAACAATATATGCAACACATGTAAAAATGATTACCAAGTTGCATATAGAATAAAAAACAATCTAAATAAGGGAAAAAAAAGAACTAAACTCGATAAAAAAGGAAACGGAATTGATACTATATATTTAAGGAACATGGAGGAGTGTTTTGTTGACGCAATAAAATACGATTTATTGTGCAATATGTTTTGGTTTAAAAATAATAGCGGATATGTAACTAGCTATTCAGGAGGAAGGCAAGTTTTTATACATAGAATTATAACTGATTGTCCTAAAGATAAATTTGTAGACCATATTGACGGAAATCCTATGAATAACCGCTTAGAAAACTTGAGAATTTGCGACAAACAGCAAAATTGTCGCCACAGAACCATATTGCAATCCAACAATTCTTCTGGTTATCAAGGAGTTGTATGGCATAAAATACAATGTAAGTGGAACGCCAGGATAAATATAACTCCTAAATGCAGAAAATCTCTTGGTTATTTTGATTCAATAGAAGATGCAATTGAAGTCCGTAAACAAGCAGAAGAAAAGTATTTTGGAGAATTTAAACCAACAATAAAGGAGAATAATTAAATGAAGATATTAATATCAAGCGTACATGTAGCGGTCAACTCAGGTTATGGAATGATTTCGAAAGCTTTAATAGAGATGCTACAGAAAATTCCAAACGTTGAACTAAAAATGATAGCTTATTATGGATGCAAATATAAAACCGAGTATAAAGGTGTACCGATTCTGCCTAATTGGGGTTCAGGATATATTGGTGAAGAATCAATATTAGCAGAATGTAAATCGTGGGAGCCGGATTTAGTGCTCTTTACATATGATATTTTTATACTTCCACCTGAGTTCTTTAGGAAAATAAAAGCAACAGGAGCAAAAATAGCATCCCTTTTAATGGTGGATTCTTCTCCGTTTGGCATGTGTAATATCCCAACCCTACATGAAGTTGACTATCCAATCTGCGTAACCGAATGGGCTTTGAATCAGATTCCAAAAGAAGTAGCAAAAAGAGCAACATACATTCCATTAGGACTTGATACAGCATATCATATTATTGACAGAAATATGGCTAGAAAGCGTTTTAATGAGCTTATGCAAGGCAATGTATTAAAAGACGATACAGAGCTTACTACAATAGTTTCTGCTAATTGCGGCGATGATAGGTCTCGAAAAGGATTTTACCCAATGATTCTAGGATGGAAAAAATACCTAGAGAAAACAAATTGCAAGAATAAGTATCTAAATATCCACTCTGATGTTCGCGGGTTGGCTCAGGGAGGAACCGATTTGAAAGCCATGATGCTAATGCTAAAATATACAGCAGAACAAGCGTCAACGGTTATATTCCCCTTGCAAATGAAATATCTATGTAATGAATTTAGCGTTGAAGATATGGCTAATATATATAGCGCTTCAAATGTTTACTTGTCGGCGGCACAAAGTGAAGGATTCGGAAAACCAATCACAGAATCAATTGCTTGCGGTTGTTATCCTTTAGTAACTAACTTCGGCGCAAGTAGAGAATTAATTGATAAAACACAGAACGTACCAGAAGCCCATCTATTAAATGGCTCTAGTATCTACGTTGGGAATAACTCAGTAAGATGTCACGTAACGGAAGACGAAGTGGCAGAAAGCCTTACAGCAATTTATGAAGCAAAATTACCATACCACTTTGATAATATTGAACCTTCAAAACGTTGCATGAATGAATATGGCGAAGAACACCAAATCAACTTATGGAGCGAATTCCTAAACAAAGTGGAGGGCGAAATCAAATGTGCTTAAACTGCATAATTAAACAGATTAAATTCTCTCAAAAAATAGGTAACACCCAATCTGTTATAGACTTAACACAACAAGCTAAAACAGAATTAACCAGACTTATAAATAAAAACATAAGAATCGACACAAAAAAAGAGGAGTTATTGAAGCAACTTGAGAACATAGATATAGGTCAGGTATATCAGAACTATAAAACCATAAGGAGGAACAGAAAATGAATGAGACAACATTAGATAGATTGATTAATTTGGTTGTAGCACAAGAAATCTGCATAGAAACACTTACTGATAGAATTAACAAGTTGGAAGAAGAAGATAGATTGAGAAAGGAAAAAGGCAATAAACTAGCACTTAAAATACAAGAATCATTAACTAAAAACAAAGCTGTTACACAATTAAAAGAGACCAAATGAAAGTAAAATTTACTATTGAAGAGAAGATGATGTTATTGGCACTCTTTTTTGAAAGGAAACTGCCCGATGATAAATGGCTTGAAATCATGAAGAGTGTAAGAGATGAACTTATTGCACTAAAGGATAAAAATGGCTAAAACTCCAACACAACTTACCTCAAAAGAACAAAACGCCCTTTATGATAAATGGTTGATTACAGGAGATGATAATTATAGAGCACAAATAGCCATATCATATACCGATTGCATCAACGCTCTAATATATAACACTACATCAGGTAATACACACTTACTTGATACACCCGATATAAAACAAGATATAGTCATGCTCGTTTATAACGCAATACTCAAATATGATAAAACAAAGGCGGGTCTCTACACATTTTTGTATCGCATAATTTACACGAAAATTGTTGACAAACTTAGATATTCCAACGTTCGCACAAAAAGAAGAGCGTATCTTAATGTTGACGAAATGCTGAAGGAAGATACAGATAGAGATGTTTATTATGTATCACCAAAAGAAAAACAAGATAAGATTGATGATATGTATTATGAAGTGGATAAGTGTGGATATAAGGAAATCTACGCAAGTGACTGTCAAGAGCGTATATATAATGTAATGGATGATGTTTTGAGCAAGAAAGAGAGGGAATTGGTGATGATGCGACATGTTGATAATGACACTATATCGGATATTATGAAGAAATTAAAGATAAGTAGGAAGGAATTTACGCAATTAGAAACGAGTGCAATGGCGAAATTGAAGAGTAATGAGACCATGAAGGAGCTAAAATGAGCGATAAGGTAGTTAAAAAGAGCAAAGTGGGCACAGATAATCTATTAGTTAAGGGTAGACCAAAAGGCACAGGCTCTCTTACTCCAATGGCTAAAGAGTTTATTGACGCTATATACCTCGAAGGACTGCCCTACAATATCGCATACAAACAAGCTGGTTATAAATCGCCATATCATTTAAAAAGAGCACAGGAAATATTAGCAGTTCCAGCAGCAGTTGAATATGCAAACAGATTACAGAACGACGATACGGCTAAATTACAAGCGTCTAAAACATATTTGGTGAAGAATTTGGTAGATAGATTGGAGAAGTGTAAAGATTCGGATGCAGTAAATATAATTAAGCAGATATCACAAATGTTAGGCTATCAAGTTCAAAAAGATGACGAAGTGCAGGTTAATAATAAATTAGAAATAATTTGGGCTCCGCTTATAAATTTTGAAGAAGGAGTAAAATGAGCGACAAAATTGTAACTAACGACAAAATTGTAACACAAGATTTAAGCAGCAATAAAGCAGTTTTAAGATATAAACCTCATAACGCCCAAAGATTAGTGCATGAAAGTAAAGCAAGATTTAAAATAGTTTGCTGTGGTAGGCGCATGGGAAAAACCTTGATGTGCTGTGCAGATGTCATAAGTCGTTGTTTATCAGGTAAATACGACGAACACTCAATTATCGCGATTGTGGCTCCGACTTTTCAAGTATGTAATAGAAGCGTGGAAGCTATGAAAATTATAACTAAGGACTGCCCTCATTTAATCAAGTGGTATAAATCTTCGCCAATGACAGCAACTTTCCCAAATGGCGTTAGAGTTTTGTTTTTAAGTGCCGATTCTCCTGATAATTTACGGGGTTTGGGATATGATTTACTTGTAGTGGATGAGGCGGACTATTTGGACTCCTACCTCTACGATTCAGTTTTAAGACCTGCATTATCTGATAAAAAAGGAACATTGATGGCAATTTCAACTCCAAGAGCTAAAAACACTTGGTTCCATAAACTTTACCTTCAAGGACTTAATAAGGAATTTCCACATATAGAATCATTTCACTTTCCTTCTTCCGCCAATCCTCTTATGACCGCCGATGAGATAGAAGACGCAAAAAGAACATTGCCAGAATTAGTGTTCCAAAGAGAATATTTGGCTGAATTTACAGATAGTGGTGGTTCTGTATTTCAAAATGTTGACAAGTGCATATATCAATCTAACGATAATTGTACTTGTAAATCAAACACAATATTGGGGATAGACCTTGCGAGACATGCTGACTGGACGGTAATAACGGCTTTATGTGCTAAATGTAAAAAGGTTAAGTTTATAGAAAGATTTAACAATATAGACTGGACAATACAGAAAGATATAATAAAACGTATATATTTACAAACCGAAACTCCTACAATATACATGGATACGACTGGAGTTGGTGATGTAGTATATGACAATTTAGTTAGTGAAGGGCTTAAAATTAATCCTTTCCACTTTTCTAACTCGTCAAAACAGAAATTAATCAATAATTTGAAGTTGATTATTATGGAGGGCGGAGTAAGTTGGAACGGTAAAATGGAGAATGCCGATATATTGCGTTATGAGTTGGAATGTTATGAAGTACAGGAAACCAGAACAGGATTGATTACATATAATGGGAGAACTGGCGTAAATGATGACTGTGTTATATCTCTTGCTCTCGCTTGTACTGGTTTATCCTCATTTATATCGCCAATTGTATGTCCAAAAGAAGAGAAAGTGGCTAATGATTTTACGATGAATTTTGTTGAAGTTGATAATAGTTTTGACTTTGGAGACTCTAATCAGGTTTTCTTTGGTTAACAGAGGAGAATAAAGATGTTCAATATTTTTAAGAAGAAAGTGGAAGAGAAGGTTATAGAACAAAATATCGTGGAAGAAAAAGCAATTACTCCATTAGCAGTAAATAAACATAACATTGAAACTATCACCCAAGAAACATGGAATGATAAAAAAGAAATGACTCAGGAAGACATGCTTACTCAGTATAAATCATGGTCATTTATCTGTGCTCGTTTAAATGGCGAATCTGTTGCATCACAAAAACTAAGATTATATGCCAGAACAGCCCCAAATCAGAAAAGAATCAAGAACTTTACAGCAAAAGAAGTTGATAGAAAGACGTTTAAATCAATTATAAAATCTATCCCTAATACGAAACCAGTTGATATTATAGAAGAGATATATGACCATCCTGTATTAGATTTGATATATAACGTTAATCCTTATTCTAATTACTTTGATAATATGCAACTTTTACAGACTTATATGGATTTGTGTGGTAATGCATATTTATTTGTGGTTATGGATAGAGATGGGATGCCTTCTGAATTATATCAAATGCGTCCAGATATGACCAAAGTAGTACCAGGTAAATCCAATCTTATTAATGGTTATATCTATGGCAATAAGGATAAATCAGCACTAAAATATGATGAAGTGATTAGATTTAATGTGCCTAACCCGTCAAACCCGTTCTATGGAAAGAGTTGTATAGAAGCCGCTTATGCCGAAGTTAGTAGGAATAATTTATATAATCGTTATGAGAACTCCATTCTTCAAAACAATGGGCGTCCTGATTTTATAGTGGATTATGAAACTGGTCAATTAACCGCCGAAGATAGGAAGAGATTAACATTAGAGTGGAATAGATTATACAGTGGAGTTCAGAATGCTGGTAAAGTGGCAATTATGGATTCTAATTTCAAGATTGTTCCATTGTCTTTTAAACCAGAAGAGATGCAGTATTTGGAAGGTAGAAGCATGACTAAGCGTGATTTATCTTCTGTTTTCGGCGTTCCTTATGCTTTACTTGATACCAGCGAACAAATGAAGGCTGGGCTAGACCAATTAGTTTATCATTATCAGCGTTATGGTATATTGCCTAGACTTCGCCGTATTGAGGAGGCGTTAAACGAACAATTAATTCCTTTCTACGATAATACTGGCGACCTATTTTTTAAATTTGATAATCCGGTTGATGATGATAGGAAACAGGATGCAGAAATAAACACAAAATATGTTCAAGCTGGAATATTAAGCGTAAATGAGGCTAGAGAAGCGATTGGTTACGATTCAGTTGAAGGGGGCGATGATTTAAAGGTGAGCAAACCTAGTGTAAAACCAGTTGAGGAGAATACAAATGAAGGATAAATTGGCGTTTTCAAAAGTTTATGATTGTATTGATTCAGAATGTAAATTTATCATAGATTCTGCTATTTCCACTATAGAGCGGGACACCAAAGAAATGCCTTTAACTCGCAAAAGAATAGAGATTAAGGATTTTCAGGCTATTGGTGAAAACGAAATAGAAGGGTGGATTTCAACGCGTGATTTGGATTGGTCAAAAGATATAATGATTCCAGAAGGCGTTATTTTATCTGTTTATCAAAAGAACCCTTCAATATTCTTCAACCACGACTCTACTAAAATCATAGGTAAATGCGTTTCTTTAGTTGTTTCCGAATATGGTGTAAAAGCTCGGATTCAATTTGCAGATACTTTTGAAGCATATGATTGCATGAAATTAGCGAAAGGTGGATTTTTGAACACTTTTAGCGTGGGATTTATTCCAGTTGATTTTGTTACATCTAAAGAGCGTAAATTCAAGTCTGAAGAAGATTTAATTAAGCAAAAATATACAGAATATAAAGGTGGAGCTGAAAGAATTATAAAGAGTTGGGTACTGTTAGAGGCATCACTTGTTGGAACGCCAGATAACCCGAATGCCGTAATAACTCAAAAACAAATTCAAGACATGGAAATCAAATCATCCACTCTTGAAATGCTTAATCTTAAATGTGCAGATTGCGAAAAAGCTAAAGAGGAGTTTAAACAAGCTATAATTGAACAAAAAGAGGCTATAAATGAAGAAACTAAAGATATTACTGAAGATAGCACAAGCATTGATACAAAAGAAGATATCGTTAACGTGGAAGTGGTAAAAGAATCTATTGAATATGCACACACTGAACCTATTGAACTGATTGAACACAAACAAATAGATAGAACAATTAAGATAGTTAAATCGGCTAAACAGAAACAAGAAGAAGCATTAATTGAAGAAAGAAAGGCTATGTTGCAGATGGAATTGAAGGAAATGGAAAAAGAGTTTACAAAAAGAGGAAAACTTTTGCGATATTAAAATCGTATATAGTGATAACGAGTTTAAATACGGTGACCCCGTTATAAATCAGCCTACCCCTATTTATATAGAGATGGTAAAACAAACAAGGAATGGATTATGAAGAAATTGGTGATAATCAAGTCATATAAAGATGGTGATACTGATATTGCAGTTGATACCGAAATTGAAGTTTCCGCTGAAATGGCTGTTGAACTTATTGAAAAAGGGTTCGCAAAGGAAATTGAAGTCAAGGTAGAAGCAATTGAAGATACCAAACTTAGTGATTTAGAGGATGAGGTTAAGGAATTGAAGTCCAAGTTAGTTAATTTGGATAAAAAAGATAAGGGGGATAATAAAATTATGAATATTGAAGTGAAAGAACAGAATCTGTCAAAAGAGACAAAATTGTGCAACGTAGTCAAGCTTGCTAAGTCACTTGCTACGAATATGTGGACGGAAGAGACTAAAGCGATTGCCGGACAAGGACTTACTGTTAGCGGAGATGGTGGGGCGTTGGTTGACCCTATGATTATTGACGGCATCTATTCTAATATGATTGCGTCGTCTCAGATTTTCTCAAAGGTTGGCAAAAGACCTGTTGGTGATAATGCCGATTCCTTTAAGATTAAGCAGTTGAATGAATCAAAGGGAACGCCTGCTGAATATAACGGTATTGTTGTAGAGGCTTTGGATGAAGGTGGAGCTATCACCCCTCAGAAGATTGCTTACGCGCCTGTTACGGTTGATATCAAGAAAATTGGTTGCATCGTTCCTTTTACACAGGAGATATTGGACGACGTGCCTGGCATCGTTGAATTTACCGAGAAACAGGTTGGTACTGCTTTCGGTTTAACTTACGATAACGAAACGCTGTACGCTACTCTTGCTAGAATGACTGCCGCTGTTGGTCACGCTGGTTCGGTTGCTATTACGTTGGCTGATGCTTCTGCTCCTACGGCGAAAGAAATCAGAGATATGTTCATGGCTAATGCTAATCCTGGCGTTGCTGAATGGTATATGAGTGGTGCTGTTTATGCTAACCTTATGGCTCTTGAGTCCACTAATGGTCAGCAATTAGTGCAGCCTAATTACAACGTATCTCCTTATGGTACGCTGATGGGTCGCCCAGTCAATGTCGTAAACTGCATGCTTGGCGAAAATGCGAATAGCGGAACAATCGGTTTCTGCGATTGGGGTAATGGTTACTTGGTCGGCACAAAAGGCGGAGTCAAGATGGCTAAGTCAATGGAGCTATACTTCTTGACTGAACAGACTGCGTTCCGTTGGGTAAGTCGCGCTGGTGGTGCCCCAACTAAAGCGGTGAATATGGAGTTGAAAGATAAGCGCAAGGTGGCAAATCTTGTTTTCGGCTCAGATAGCTAATAGTTGAAGTAAATAATAAAGAGCCGTTATAATGTAAAAGTTATAACGGCTCTTTTGTTTTGATTGAATATAAAATCGTATATATTATCACAGGGTATATAGTGTACCAAATACAAAAAACACATACAGGAGAACAAATGAACAAGAAAGAAAGAATAGAAGCGGCTATTAAAACTATCGTAGGGCAAGGTAAATCTGATATTGATTCGGCTAAACTGACATTTTCAGAAATCCTAGTGCCAAATTTCATGGTAAACACGCCATATGAGCAGTGTTTAATCATCAATCTTCCAGACGGTACTGATGCTGCGAAGATTAATTACAGTGACGATGGATTTTTAGGTGGAATAACGGTAACTTGGGTTGATGAAGGCGAGCTAATCCCAATAGATAAAGCATCTTTTAAAACAAAGAACGTTGAAATGGGCAAACTTGGAGTTGCAGTTCCTCTTACAAACGAGATTTCCCAAGATGTGCCAACTTTAGCTGCGTATCTGTCAAAACAAAGCAATAAGGCAGTCAGAAACGAGGTATGTCATGCTATAATTTATAATGGTGGAACAAATGTTGAAGTTCAAGGTATTTTGGAATCATCTAAGCAGGCGACTAAATTCATTGACGTTGGAACATATGTTGGTATTGTTGCTCAAGTAAATGCTATGTATAAATTCTTTGCTGGCGTTGATAATGGTGTATGGCTGTTTTCAAAGGATAAATATATTGAATTGGTTGACCAGTATGATTCGGATTTGGCGTTTAGCGTTGAACGTCCTTTTGGTCAATTATGGGGATTGCCTATTATCGTTGCGCCTTTTATGGAGTCTGGAGACGTAGTGCTTGGAGATTTTAGTGCTTATGTTATTGCTCAAAAAGAGATGCGTTCAAGTATTTCTGAATCTGTTTATTTTGATACAGACCAATCCTGCCTGAAAATATCACTTAGAATTGGTGGTAAAGTTCCTTATGGTGATGGTTGGACTAATACTGACGGTTACAAGGTTTATCCGTTCGTTGCTTTAAGTGATATGGAAGGATTTAGTTCAAGCTCTTCTTCAAGTTCTTCAGAGGAATTTAGTTCTAGCTCAAGTTCCAGCCATAGTTCAAGTTCTAACAGTTCAAGTTCCAGCTCTGAATCAAGTGATAGTTCTGGTTCAAGTGATAGTTCGGAATTAAGTTCTGACTCAACTGAATTAAGTTCTGATAGTTCTGAATTGAGTTCTGAATCCAGCGAGGGTTAATAGTTACATAGGGGCGTCAAGTAGTTTAGGTTGCTCCTTTCTCCAAAACTACTTGATTAGCCCCGTTTTTTAAGGAGAAAAATTATGCCATTATCAAATACAACACTTTTTAAGCGCGACTTCCCTAACGCGGATTTTACCGACCAAACTATTATAAATGCCCTTCAACTTTCCACTGATATACTGATTAATTATTGCAATAGAGAGTTTGAATACGGTACATATACATCATATTTAAGTGGTTCTGGCGATAGATATTTAATCCTGCCTATATATCCCATTGATAGAGTATTGGATATAAGTACTGAAATATACGATGGAATCAATTTAACAGTAGATTCTGGAGTATATTCAGCCACAATTTATTCTGATTCAACAAAACTAACTGTAGATATAACAGATTTAGACGGAGATATTACTTCCACAGAAATACTTTACGCCGATTATCAAAGAATGAGTGATATAGTTACTGAATTAAGTGCTATAACAGAACTTACAGTTACATTATCTTCGCAATACAATAACGAGCCAAGCAGAAAGATTAAGCCTGATAACATGATTGTATTGGGTGGACAAACGGAATATATCAGGTTTTATAAATCAGATTTGGCGATTAAATTTGTAAGGGAGGATAAAACAGATGACGTTATTACATTCAATAGAGCACTTAATTCTGGTAATGCTAATATTTATGTTAAATACAGGGCTGGTTATATTTATCCTGTAGAAGACGATGGAGAAAGTTCCAGTTCCGAATCAGATGAAGTATATATTACCTACACAGTTCCAAATGATTTAATTAATATCTGTAATAAATTGGCTTACACGTTAATGACAGAAGGTAATGCGGAGAATTTACAAACTGGTATCTATAAATCAGAGTCGTTGGGTGATTATTCCTATACCAAATTTGACAATAATTCGCCAGTTACTCAATTACTATTGGCAGATAAGAATACACTATCTAAATATGTTCATAAAGTTCTAACATTTTAAAGGGGAGGGAATATGTCAAGGAGCGGTCTCTTCCGATTAGATTGTGAAATAAGAAGCAAGGTAACTACTACTGATTCTTATGGACAATATATTACTTCCTATCAAACTCAATCTACTCCAAGATGTGGAATGAAAGAGTTAAATGGGCAGGAAATAGTTGCATTAGGATTGCCAGTTCATACAAAAGCAATAAGAGTATATTTAAATCACAATATAGATGTTATAGCAAGTGACCAGATTATAATTGATGATAGGATATACGAAGTTGTTTATATAAATGTTCTTGGTTTAAGAAGCGGATTATGCAAAGGGTTACAGGTAGATTGCAAGTTCATAGATTTTTGTGAGAACATGGATTATAGTTCTTCTTCTAGTTCAAGTTCAACAGATTAAGGAGTTAATATGGCACGTAATAACTTCCTTAATGTAACTGCCCTTATAAAGCAAAGACATAGCGGACAAGATGAGTATGGTCAATTTGTATATAATTACACCGATAAATCTTCCGCAATATGTTCTTTCCAATCTTTAAATGGCGGAGAAGCTATTGCGTTAGGTTATCCAGTTAATTCTCTTGATATTAGGGCTTATTTTAAAAAAGGAACCGATATCAAGGTAACAGACCAACTTATCATCAACAACGCTATTTATGAGGTTATATGGGTAAATAAGTTGGGTGCGAATGTAGGATTGACAAAAGGATTACAAGTTGATGGTAGATGGGTTGGATATTGTGAGAATATTTACACTGAAAACCTTATATTGCTTGAAGACAGATTTATTATTTTGACGGAAGAAGGGTTTTCTTTGGAGCAGGAATAATCTCGTATATATTGTAAAGGATTTATTATGGCGAATTTAAAAATATCAGAATTAAATGAAGTGACATCTTTGGAAGACAAGGATTTAATTGTCATTGCTAAATATGATGCAGATACCGATACTTATTCTTCCAAAAAGATAGAGGGACAATATATAGGTGGTGGAAGTGGTGGCATATCTGGTTATTCTGGTTATTCTGGTGCAAGTGGTTATAGTGGTATAGATGGAATAAGTGGTTATAGTGGTACATCTGGATATTCAGGAGCAGTTGGTGCTTCTGGATATTCAGGAATCAACGGTATTTCTGGCTCTAGTGGAACAAGTGGTTATAGTGGTTATTCTGGTGCAAGTGGTTACTCAGGAATATCTGGTTATAGTGGTATTTCGGGTTATAGTGGCATTTCGGGTTATTCAGGAATTAGTGGTCACTCTGGCTATTCTGGCATAGATGGTTTGTCAGGTCACTCTGGTTATTCAGGAATTAGCGGTTATTCTGGAATCTCCGGTTACTCAGGAACTTCAGGTTATAGTGGCATAACTCCAAGTACTGATGAATTTGTTCCCTATACCGGAGCTACTGGAGATGTTGATTTAGGTGTACATGGGTTGACTGCTACTGATTTAACTACGAATAGCATTCAATTTAATGTCGCTGCTGTTCCTATAACTAATGCAGAAGGTTTACTACAATGGAATGCTACCGATGGAACTTTAGATTTAGGCATGGATGGCGGAGATATAACCATGCAAATTGGTCAAGAGTTATTTATTAAGGTATATAACGATTCTGGATTAACAATTACTAATGGTTCGCCTGTTTATTTTGATGGAAGACAAGGTAATCGTCCTAAGATATGGTTGGCAAAAGCCGATGCAGAAACAACGTGTTGTGTTGAAGGATTAGCAACTCAGGATATAGATGATAAATCTGAAGGTTATA